GGACACCACGCCAGTTGCACAGGAAACCCAACCAACTGAACATTCCCATTGGCCGGATTACACTAAAGACTTATATACCTATATGAAGGCATTCCAGATGGCGATTGAATTGTGCCGGACGGTTAAGGAAGTTCAAGATTTCTGGAAACAGGAAATGAAAGAAAACTTCGCCAAAATGAATTTGGAGAAGGATGGCGAAGATTATGAGGTTTTGCGTCAATTATGCGCAGACCGCGTAAAAGAAATTAATGCCGAGAAAAAAGGAAAGTAAGATGGCATACGAGCAACGTGATAACAGCGGGTCAATCTTTAAGAATGATTACAAGAAGACAGCCTCTCAGCCCGATTACACCGGAAATGGTATGTTTAACGGCGTTGAGGGCAAAATTAGTGCTTGGATAAAAGAGGGGGGACGCGGCAAGTTTATGTCGATAGCCTTTACCCCTCGTGAAGATTTGGGCGAAAGTGCATCCGCCCCGAAAGCGACTTCCTCACAGAGTAAGACAATGACGAAAGCACCAGTCAAGCGTGAGGTAATTGAGGATGAAATCGACGACGAAATACCCTTCTGAGCAATCGGGAACTGAATACATTGCCCTTGCTTACCGCACGGACAAGTACGGCCACGTCAGGAAAACAAAACTTGGTCGCGGCTTTACTGGTCGTAAGGAAGGAACAATTAACATTAACTTTGAGGCCGCTCCGCTACCTAATCAAGAAGGTGAATGCTGGGTTACTTTAGTTCCATTTGACCCCAATTTTGGCGAGCAATATGAATGACTAAGTTTGTAACGGACGACATGATGGAAGAAGCCCTGACATTTTTGGCAACGCATAGTGCCTTAGGGGCTGAAGCTAGGTCGGATCGTTTCAAGGCTGAACATGCGCGCAAGAGGATCAGGGCTAACCTGATCCTCACCTCTAATGAAAAAACATCAGCCATGAAAGAGGCATGGGCAGAACAACATGAACTATACGCCGAGGCAGTAGATAACGAAGCCGAAGCTATCCGCAATGACGAATACTATCGTGCGGAACGAAACAGAGCTGACGCAATTATCGAGGCTTGGCGTTCAGAACAAGCAAACCAACGAGCCGGAAACAACTTTAAATGATGTATGATGAAGAAACACACGAAGGGTTTTTGCAACGTCTCAAAGAATCAAGCACTGCCGTATTTTGCATTGCACGATGGCTTTATAGCAAAGGCTGGTCAGTAACTATTCCGGCGACGGAATATGCGCCACATGGCGTTGACGTGATGGATTACGTTGATAATGGCGATCTTTATATCCAACGCGATGGTGAACAAGAAAGAATAGATATTAAGCATCTTAGCACTGACTTTACCTGCGCAAATGACTGGCCTTATGATGTCGCGATAGTAAGCTCTAAATATCCCGTTGAGCGCGCAGATCCTCAGCCAAAAGCTTACATCTTTGTTAATCCATCAATGACTCATGTTGGCATTATATGGAATAAAACGCGGGAACATTGGTTCCCAAAAGACATTCCTAATAAAATAACCAAAAAGATGGAAACTTTTTACGTCTGCCCCGTTAATCTCGTAGATTTTAGGGAATTAGCTAATGATTGAAGACATGGGCACTACTGCTCGTGGCTCACTATCTGGTAAACGTAAGCTTGCCATATGGGAGCGCGAAAAAGGTTGCTGCATGGAATGTGGCGTAAAGTTGATGACAGGCCAATTCATTTATGAGCATGTACGTGCTTTGGAATTAGGCGGAACTGATACAGATGACAATATAAGGCTAACTTGTAAGCCTTGCGCAAAAGAAAAAACAAAAAAGGATCATAAAATGGCAGCAAAAGCAAAAAGAGTGAAACAAAACCATTTAGGTTTAAAACAGTCGCGCACGCCGATGCCTTATGGTAAAATGTCTAAATGGAAACGCAAGATGGATGGCACCATCGTACCGCGCTGAGCGTTATGAAGCTGTCCGCCCCACTTGCGGCAATGCTCTTGATGGGATGTCAAACCATTCAGAGTTCTGCCGAACCGTCCCTGCATGAAATGATTCGTGTGGCAGCGGTTAGTCATGACATCAGCCCTGAGATTGCTTTGGGGTTAATTGATGTAGAAAGTACATTTAAACCATTGGCGCAAAAAGATGGTAATTACGGATTGATGCAAATCCGCATTGCCACGGCAAGAGCTATGGGATTTAAAGGCAATCCTAATGATTTAATGGTGCCTGAAACCAACGTGGAATATGGCATGCGTTATTTACATTATTGCCATGAAAAGCATGAAGACGTGACCCTCATGCTTGGATGCTATAATGGCTCAACATCTATTAAAAACCGCTATGCAAAACGCGTCTTAAAGGCATCCAAGAAATACTAAGCCGCAACCTGCTTGGCAACTTTAAGAGCCTGCACGATGGCATCGTCAGGCATACTTAACATATGCTCAGTATGCTCGGAATAAAGCTTTTTATTGCGCACAGTTTCATTGATGAGGGAGTCAGCTTTCCTGTCAATGACTGACCCACCACGAGCACGTTCTATGCGTCCACCATCTGCTTGGCCCTGTTGGCCTGCAAAAATGTCACCCTGACCTTGGCCACGGAACTCACCAGACCGCTGGCGATCATCCAAGTCACCCTTATACCAATTGTATAAGTAGTTAACTGCTTTAACGCCTTCGCTTCCGGCCATCAAACCATTGATTACGGTATCATAGGATGGAGCGCCGTACTCACCGCCCACCATCGTTGCGGTGGCTTTAGTCGCCTCACCAAGAGCTTTAGCCGTGGCTTGAGAAGGTTTGCTTAAATAACGCTCATAACGTGTTGCCCAATTTCTGACCGAATCCGCCGTGGCAGGGGAAGCCATGATGTTGGCAAACGTGCGACCGCCGATGATGCCTGTTGTTGTGGTTACAGGCGCGTTAAACAGCGCAATCGCTTCACCGATACCGATGCCGCCTTTAGTCTTATCTCCCGTTTTTGCACTAATCGCATTTAAACGATCAATGCGGGATCCAATCGTAGCCAAATCATCTAACGTAGCGCGCATAGCTGGGTTGCTTGTGCTGCTACCAAACAAAATATCTTTTCCTTCATTGGATAATTTCCCATAATTCTTGAAAAATGTTCCAATGTTGGATGCATTATTTGTATCACGGCTTAACGTGTCCACGGCGCCTTGAGATACCTTATCCCATACTTCCGGCGGCATTACATATTGAGCAAGTTTGAGGCGAGAAACATCGCCGCTCTTGCCTGCACTAGCGTAATTTAACAGCTTATTAAAAATAGCTTCACCACTATTTGTGGTTGTGCTTACGCCTGTAATTTTCTCTAATGCCTCGCGAGCAGCAGCCATGTTTGTGGCTAGATCACTAGCTTGATTAAATGCCTTCACAGCATCTTTGCCCCCGCTGTTCTCAACGGCATCTTGTAAATCGCTGCTCAACGCACCGTAAAGTCTACGCAAACTTGGCTGAGCTGATTTCATAACATCAGTCGGGTTATCTAGGGCATTGCCAATTGCAGTTCTTAAAGTTTTAATGCCGTTATAAGTTAAGCCTTCTGGGTTAGTCGCGGCATTTAAAACTTGCTGAACGGCAGGATCCATACCCTCGATGTTTGCAGCCTTTAATTCATCTTGAATGCTTTGAGCAATGCTGCGCGTCTTAGATAAATCTGTCAGCGCATTAGGATTTGTAATTAATGTATCGACGGCATCATATGCTTGATTAAGAGTATCTTTTGAGCCTTGGCCAATCCAATTTTGTAATGCAGCTTTAGCTTCTGCGCCTGCGCTTGCACGCGTTTCACCCGCAGCCAAATCGGTAATTTTTTGGCCCATTTGCGTAGCAGTTGTTTCTGCCGCGCGCTCTAACGGGCCACCAACTAGTGGGATCTTTGTGGCTGTACTAGCAGCCGTAATAAGACCCGGACTTGTTGATGCTACAACTTTTGGAACCTCAATGCCCTGACGTTCTGCGGCAGTCACCACATCCATCGCGCTAGGCGCCGAGGCAGGCAAAACAGACGATGGCTTAGGAACAAATTGGCCAATAGTGCCGCTTACTAAGCCACCAGTTAAACCACCGCCCAAAGCACCATATCCAGCGTTCTTGGCCTTTTCAGCTAATGTATCGCCTTCGCCAGAACCTTCTATGCCGCCAATAACGGCGGATGGAACTGCAGCAGAGACGGCATTTTCTGTAAAGCTTGCCCCGCCTTTAGGCCCGGGAATCAACCGGGTGACGGGGTTAATTGTCGTGCCCACAATATTAGATAATGCATATGTGGTCGGGTAAGCTGCATGAACAGCCTCACGTCTTGCTTTTTCAGAGGCAATGCCTTGTTCATAAGCCTTGGTTGCCTCATTGCCAAAATAACTTGGGGCAAGCTTTTCAAGGCCCATTCTTGTCGCGCCCAAAATCCATTGGCTAGGATGTCCATAACTAGCAGGCGGTTCTTCTTCACCCGCGCTTGCGGCAGCACCAAGGGCAGTCGTGTAGGGCATTTGGTTTAAGGTAAAACCTGCGCCCAAACCTCTTGCCACAGCTTCAGTCTGAGTGATTGGGGTAGGTGGGGTATACTCTACAGTGCTACTTTTAGCTTTTGGCTGCTCAGATACATCCGGGCCATTGTATTCAATCACATTGTTTTGCGGTTTAGTTTCTCCAGCCATGATCAACCTTTCGCCAATGGATCTGTATCTTGCAGAACACCCTTACGGCCTTGCGAGTCTACTGCATTTGCATTCCAATACTTATTCTGGCCTTTATACCGATAGCGTTGGCCATTGATCAATTGATCTCTTGGCATATTGGTGTCTGGGCCTTCTTGGCCCTCATACGTTACGTGGCGAGCAATTTCTTTTTGCTTGGCTGATAATTTATCGGGGTCCGCATGCATCAAGTCAAAGCTAAGAGTTGACGTGGCTCTCTTGCCTTCATCACTTTGGCGCCAATCATTGTATTGTTGCGTAATGTCATCCTGATACTTAAGGGCGCCCAATGCATGAGATAGAATATAGGCGTTTGCTTCTGGCGTGTTGGCGGCATTTGCTCCCGCCTTTTGCAAGCCAGACAATTCAGAAACAAGAATACGTCCACCCAAAGCTTTAGCATTCTCAAACAATTGAGCGTAAGAACTTTTAACAAATTCTATATAAGCATCTGGGTTAATTTGGGCTGATTTAGGAACTTTAAAGCCCAAATCATTCATCTTTTGGACAAGCTTATTCCTTTGGTCAGCAAATGCGCCCGTTTGGAAATCTTGCATAATATCTAACATTCCTTGAATGCGATTTTCTGCATCCACACGCGCGGCGTATTTTTGGGCTTCAGCTTCGTCATTGGCGACCATAGTTTCATAGCCTTTAGATGTCGCCGCTTGGTTAGCTTTATTTTCAACCCATCCCGGAACTGGCTGGAATTGGCCGTTTACATATAAGCCACCTTGCTCGCTGAGCATCTTGCGATTGGCATCGGCTTTTGCCTGCTTGGCCGCAGCAACAACGCCGTATCCCTGAGCCGCGTCATTCCGAGCATCAGCTTCCAAAACATCAGGATCCATATTATCAGGCAAGCCCCACTTAGATTTAGGAAGCTGCCCTGCCTTGGCAGGTTGGCCCGTAGTCGTGGTGGCAGCAGGTGTAGCGGGAGTTGCGGCAGGCGCCCCGGCAGTGGTCGCCGCAGGTGCTTCAGTCGTTGCCGCTGCAGGTACTGATGTGCCTTGGTCAGGTGAAACAACTGCATTAACCGTTGGTGCGCCGCGCAATACTGCATTGGTCGGGGTAGCTACCAAGCCGCCTGCTTGGGGCGATGATACATTAACTGCACCAATGCCGCCCTGACGGCTGGCCATACGGCTATTAATCGCATCAATTTGCGCTTGCAATTCTGGCGGCACAGTCCCGCCTTCTACAGACAAGTAACCTTGAGCACGTTGCATCAAGTTATTTAGGATATTTTGGTCTGCATTTTGGAGGGCAATATTTGCCTCAATGCCACGCAAGCCAAGACCCTTTTCCTCAACATTGACGCGACGCTCCTCAAATCCACGCTTAGCTAGTTCGTTTTCATAGGCGCGTTGATTCGCAATCGTGTTAAAATAAGTACCAAGGCCAGCGGTGGCGCCTTCGCCAATTGCCGTGCCAAAGTTTGGTGATCTGCTGCTAAGCATGCCTAACCCTGCAGCCAATACACCCATATTGGCCTCATCCGATAATGGATGACCGACGACCATTTCAGCTAATGTCCGTGGCTTAAACCCATTTGTAGATTGGCTTTTGTCGCTTGCTTGGCTTGTAGTGTCAGGCTGGACATCTTGACCATCCTTGTAGCCATTTCTGGATACTACGCCGCCGCTTGCGAATGACTGCATGGGGCCAATTGGCGAAGAATAATAATTAGCAACATCACCAACGCGTTGGCCCGGGGTGCCTAAAACATCTTGAGCAGAGGTTGTGCCAATGCCCAATTTGCCTAAACCTGATTTAATCATTGCTTGTTGCGCAGGCGTAGCATTTTGCAACTGCTTAGCCACACTCATCATTCCGCCGTCTTCTTCAATTTTAGGCGCTTCCGGTACGTTTGTTTTACCGCCCGGCTTCTTACTTAAAATGCCCTCGGAAATACGCATTACATCAGCCAATGTAAGCGGCTTTGTGGATCCGCCAGATGGCTGGTCTGAATAAGGGACTGCACCTTCATTTGCAAAATGCATGCGGCCCAATCCCTCATGAACGGCCCCACCCATCCAATCAGTAACACCGCCAAGTCCAAAATGGCCACGATCTGCCGCATTACTAGTTGCAGCATCATAATCAACCATACGCAAGCCACCCTCAACCTTATGAACGGCTGACGGGTTATGCTTCTCAACTTCTTGCGCGCTAAGGCCAATGTTAGTTTTAGGACTTCCCTTATAATTAAATTTGTAGATTGTCTGACCATCAAAGGTCTTACCAACTGGAGCCATATTTTCTTTTGTTCTTTCGTCGGACATTGTAGCAATTTGTCCAGCGCTGAGCAGGCCGCCTAATAGCTGCGATCCAATATTGCCGCCTTGCTGCGAAGTAAGTGCCGTGCCGCCTGACTGTCCGCCCACACCCAAAAGAATGTTGGCCAAATATTGTAAGGTCTGGAATGGGTAAGCTTGCTGCGCTTGGAACTGCTGCTGATTGGCAACGTCTTGAGCTTGGCGAACTGCCTGCTGTTGAGCACCTGCAGAAAGTTGAGCCTGAGCGCCTTGAAGGGCAGCTTGTTGCGCCCCGGTACCCATTCCGGCAAGAGCGCTTCCAGCTTGAAGTTGACGAGCTTGGTCAGCATTAAATTGGCCCAAAGCTTGGCCATAGCCGCCTTGATATACGTTAGCCATAGTTTGGCCACCAGCAAGACCTTGTTGCCGAGCCAATTCAGCTTGGACGATGCCACCACGATCACCGCCAAAAGCGCCTTGGCTAATCGCATTGCCCAATATTTGCTGCTGCTGCTGAGCATTGGTCTCATTTAGGTTAGCTTGGGTCGCTTTTGCAACACTGTTAATATATGGCGACATATATTGATCAAGTGCTTGCTGGCTAAATGGTGTTGCAGCCTGCCCGACTAAATTAGATCCCGCCCTGTAATATGGTTGAGCTTCGGCAGCAGATGCATTGATATTCTCAATGCCAGCCTGTTGAGTTGGGGTTAACCCCGCAACCATTTCGCCCGTGTACGGCGTAAAAGGAGTTCCAGCCACTTGTTTGGCCGCGTCAGACAATGCAGTATAATTGGCCATAACCTCTGGCGGTGGCGCATATACTTGTGATGCTGATGAACCTTTAGTGCACACGGCGATCTCCTAATTAAGCAGCATCAACAACCGGGTCAGGTTGTCCAGTGGTTGCCCCATAAATAAAGAAAGCACCTGCGGGGGAACCAAAGTGCCTTTCATATAATTCTATTTTAGCATTTGTCCGTTGATTTGACAAAACCCCAATTAATAGCGGGAGGTTAAGGCTATCCGCCGTTTTCTTGGCAAACTCTATCAACTTATAAACACGAGAAATGGTCGCATTTCTGTATTCTGGGCGCACAAATACCGAAATTTCCTCAAGGTAAGGCGTATCTGAATACCAATTGGACGCCACACGAAGCAGAATCATGGCTTCAAGGTTATCTTTTGGACCAACAACACCAACAATTCCATAATGCTTGTGCAAAAGGGGCCGAACAACGCTCCTAACCTTTTCCTCATTTATATCAAACATCCCAATTTCTTTGTGAATCATTCTTGCCAAAACCATAATGCCTTCTTCGTCATCTGGCTGGGCAGCTCTTACTAATGGCTCTGCTGTAACTCGCTCAAACTTTGGCATATTCTTACGTGCGCTTTTGGACAAACGAACACGTTGTTTCTTAAACATAGATTTCATTCTTTAATCCTTTTTGGGGCCGGGTAACTTTTGCAGTGTCTTAATGTGCTTCTTGCGTAACTTCATAACATATTGGTCCAGAATACGGTGTCCTTTCCCAAGATCTCCATCACCAAGTCCAGAAACTACTTCCGGCGGAATAACGTACTCTCCACCAGCAGCAACAATAGGCACAGGGTTGCCATCATGTGCAAAATTGTGATCATAATATTTTTGCACCCACCCTTCTATTGCCTTAAATCCAGCTAACGTATTACCCTCGCCAGCCGCAGAAACTTCTTCAGCTGGGATAACATAAGCTCCGGCTGGTACATGCATAGGAAGATGATCTGTGCGACCAGCCACGGGGCTATGGATAGGACCAGTATGGATAATATTACGCCCATTTCCATCTGAATTTCCTCCATGTGCCTTTCCCGAACGGGCAATATTTAATGCCGCCGCCACAGCTTGATTTTGTGGGTGCCCCGAATGGACCATTTCGCTTATGTTTTTGCTAATTGTAGCTTGGCTTGACCCATGTTTTAATGGCATCACGAATATCCTATGGCAACTACGGAACTTGTCCCGGGAACAAAAGTTAACCCCGTAGCAAATGGCATCTGTATTTGGTAAATGCCTAACGTATTGGGGACGGCATAAATGCGGTTACCTGTTAAAGAAGAAGTGCTATTGGAATCGTATAAGTAACCTTGCGTAGTTCCAACAACAATAACGCTAACAGTAGCCACCCAGCCAGAAGATGACTTAACCACCGTGCTAGATGATAATTCTTTACTGTTTAAAGTGCCTGAGTGAAAATTTACAGCGTTTACGTATGAATTAATTGCCACAACGCCGTTTTTTTGGGTAGTGAGGATGTCATCTAAACTAGCCATCAGAATTTCCCGTCAGGTTGATAGCGGTACTTTACCCCGCCGAGACGCCAGAATGTCCCTGTATCACTTGATGATAAGGAAAACGCCATAAAGCGCGCCCTAATCCGACAGGAAATATATTCTGTTGTCTGCGTCATTGGGAAAGAAATGGAGTTAACCGTGTTAGATGGCGAACCCGCATAGTAACTGGTCGACGGCGATACAGCAGCATCTGTTGCATAGTTTGTATAATAAATAGTCATGTTAACGGTCGCATTGCTGGCGCTGCCGCTAAATGTATTCCACTTCATGTCAGGCCAAATCTGGTCAACGAATACAAGATCTTGACCTTCTGCCAACTGAAAATATCCTGTTGTAAAAGATGACAACATGGGTTGGTTGTTGGTGCCATTATATGCGGCATCAAAACCTGTTTCGTGCTGGTAAATCCAATTATCCGTGCCCGCGCCGATAGGGTTGCCCAACACAGATTGATCTATCCAAGCTGTTCGGCTAAGGCCATTATTTGTGCCCGTGCTTGTTCCGTAATCCCATTGCTGCATTTGGTAATTATATTTTACGTAAGAGTCATTTTCCGTCGCGTTCTGCGATGGGTAATACCACGTAATTTCGCTAAATTGGCTATTAACTGCGCAGCAAACTTTGCTGTAATAGGCCGTATTGATGTTCTGGAAGATAACGTCAAATATTGGGCACGGGATTGCTTGAGGGCCACTGCCAGTCATCATAAAGAATTGGCGTTGGGACATCCAAAATACCGACCCATTTAATTGGCCAATGCAATGCCGTGAAATGGCGCCGCAATTAGATCCAAGCTTGTTGAAGCCATAAACTAATGAGCTGCCCACATATTGCATTGCCCATAAGTCTAGGTCAGTCCAAATTAGTCCTTGTTGCGGCCCTTGGAATGCGGCGACAATTTTAGATCCAGTAGGTATGCGGAAACTACCAGCTTGGTTGGTTGAAGATGCATTCCAAGTAGTAAAATCCCCGACATCACACCAACGCACTAAGAGTGGGTCGGGTTGCAGAGTGAATGACGAACCATAAGCAACAATTTGCCGTTGAGGCATGGCTACAAATATGCCTGAATTAACTAATGGTGCATTGCCGCCAACAATCTGGGCGTTTTGCAATAGTCCATTAGGGTCATAATAATATATGGCGCCACCAGCAGGGCATCCAATTAAATACGACCCAAAGTTATCCAGCGTCCAATCCGTAGTGCTAAATGGATATGTACCTGCCGTATTGGGCTGCGTTGTACCCGTACCGAACCCACCCGAGCCAAATGGCCCAATACCGAATCCGGTTCCGGCGGCTTGCGCACCCTGAGCAACATAAAAATTAGAGTAAACTTGCCCACCGGAATTTGCTGCGGTAAGCGATGTAGATGCTAATGTTTGGCTTGGGAAAACAAGATACGTCCCCGTTCCACCTGTGCCTGATATATACCCGACAATCTTTGTCCCTGTCACGCCACCAGATATGGTCATGCCGGGAGCCAAGAAAAATGTAGTGGCGCTGGTAATTGCGGAAACAGTTAAAGTTGTCCCTGAAATTGACCCTGTAAATGACATCGTTGAAGCCGTGCCAAGTGTAACACCTGAAGCTCCAGAGGATGCATTTTGGTTTATGTTAAAGGTGAACGTATTGGCATCCACAACAGTAGCCACTGAATAAAGGCCAGATTGGATTACAGTCCCGCCAATACTTGTAGGCACGTTTAAATAAAATTGTGATCCAACTGAATATCCGTGGTTATTAAATGTGGTTGTTACAGATGCAGAACCTGACGATATTGCAAATGAATAAGTAGCGGCTGCAGGGGTTGATCCCGTAGCGGCGACGGGAACAGTAAAATTATAACTTGACCCATACGATACCGTTCCGCCAGAACTGCTGCCGGGGGATGATGATAAAGTAAGCGTGAAAGAAATGGACGTTGTGCTTGAGGCAGTTACTAGCCAAGTTCCATTGTATGCGGATGCAGTAACGCCAGACACAACAATGGCCGAGCCAATAGGAGCCGCAGTGGATACAGCAGAAAAGTTTACAGTTGCCGTATTAGCTGTCCATGTTGCGCTTGTAATTGTCGGGGACAAAGCCGTTGACGCGGATACAATCGGATATGGGCCTGTTAAAATTATGCCACCAACCGAAACTGGCGATGGAAAGTTAACATAAGAAAATAAGTTAGCCAAAATGCCATAATCAACGACGGTAACAGTTTTACTGCCCGTGCTTGTTGTTATGTTGGGAGACTGAAAAGTTACGGTATTTTGGGGCGTAACAAAGAACGGATAGGCTACGCTACTATTTGAGTTTGGCGTTAATACGCTAAGTGTTCTTTCTGTCCCAATGCCTAAATGGTTAACGGCATTTAAATCCGACCAGCCTTTAAGCGCCCTTACAGCAGAGTTAAAAGCTGTGTTCACATAATAAGTAACCCAGCCACCCAATTTTTGGGCAAGACCCAATCCATTACGCTCTTGCAAGAATCGTATTAATTGCGACGAGGAATACGCTGCCTCATTCAATACGGGGGTATTGTTGGTTTCTACGCCCGGCTTAAGTTTAATGGTTCCAAAGGGCATGATTAACCCCTTGTCGGTGAAGCAGCAGGTGCAGGGGAATAAGAAGACCACGCAGAAGCTTGGAATTTCTTGCGATTTTCCTCAACAAGAGCGCTTGCCTTAAGTGCTTGATATTGGCTTTCATAAGTCTGCGCCATTTGAGGATCGTCATTAATACGGCCAAAGTTGCGTTGGAATGCCGATATGTAAATTAACGATGCCATAATGAATATATCGGGGAGATATGTCGATATAAACGTCGTATTAGACCCGTTAGCCGCATAGCCAACAAATGTGGCCGACGCCGTGCCCGCAGGCAATGTAATTGATATGGTAGTGGATGAGTTTACCGTGCAGGTAAAGCTTCCATTCCAGCCAATTGGATTAAACCCGCCAAGGTACACGGTCGCGCCAGTAGACAAGTTATGGTTGCCAGAAAAGATAATTGTTCCAGTTGTACCGGAAGCCGTAGCCGACGAAATTGTTGGCAAATAACCCAAGGGGGCGCTGCGCACTGTCCCGGTCAAAATGGTATTGTAAGCCTGATCCGGTGTTGGGCCGACAATTATATATTGGCTTGTATTACCTGTAGTAGCACTATCGCCGCCATAAACAGCAAAATACTGAGGCAAGCCAGTTGTAGATCCCGATCCGTAAACATTTTGGATAAATTCTTTGCTAATTGGAAGTAATGGCGAAGATACACCAGATAAGTTAACCACCTCAAATGTCTGTGGGACAATGAATTGATACGTGGGTATAGTTAAGGTATTAACATTTTGGGTGAAAGGGTAGGAAGTTGTGCTAGTTTGGGTGCTAAGAAAATCTAAATCACGTTGCAGCCGATTTTCCGCATAAGCGATCATAAGTGGCGCAATATTCATTAAGTTGGTGTCGTTTTGCGGGATAACAGCCATCGTTGCAATTTGCTGCAAGTATGTCCCGTATGTCAGCCCGTTTAACTGTGCCATAACTTAAATCCTACGAAGCCATGTCAAAAGCGGCTTTTTCTACAGCCGAAACACGACTTGCCCATCCACGTCCAAAAGTAGCATAAGTAGGCAAACTTTGCAAAAAGGCTAATCTTTTTTCACAGATTGCTGTAGCAGTTTCACGAGGGTTTGCCGCTTCACAAGCATTAATTGTGGCTTGGCCGACTTGTCCATCCGCACCCACACCAAGTACCTGCTGAAGGGTTTTCGCCGCACGGCTTACCCCACTATTAACAGCCATATCAAACACGGCATAATCAACGCCAAGAGGAAGTGAGTCACCACCAATTTTATCCCAATAATTTGCCTTATACAAAGGCGCAACGTCCTGTGGTCCTAAAGCACGCATTTCGGCCTCAGTAACAGGATTGCCTATCCAATCTTCCCAAACAGCCTTGGTGACACCTAAATTAGTCATGCCGCCGGGGTCTTTCGGGTTATTTACAAAGCCACCCTCTGATTTAAGAACAAGGGCAAGGCATTGCTCAAAGTTATCTTTCACTATTTATTTCCTAAAGCACTAGTAAGGGCATCCGTCTTTTGCTTAGACCCAGCCGACGAGCCAAAGTAGAAGCCCATTACGCTAGTCCATGCCGTCCCCAAGGTGCCGATAAGCATTAATAGAGCTTCACCACCAGTCGGCGGCAAACCATAATGAAGAATGTATGCAACAATACCAAAGAAACCAAACGTAACGCCAACAGCCAAAACGCGCGGAATCCAATCCCGTGTTGTCATCTGCATTTGGCGAGCTGAATCGCGGTCTTCTTCCGCAATCCGCTCCAAATCAATATCCAAAGATTTCATTTGGACCTTAAAGTCCGCATCAATCTTTTTAAGTTGAGCTAATTGGTCCCCTGTTGGGTTACCCAAGACATTCATAATGTCATCTTCAGTACCATTTTCATGGCCAAATATAGCACTAGAGATGGCCCGTACAGCCATCCCAGCCAAAGGGCCGCCCAAAGCAGTAGCAATCGTGGGAGCAACCGCGCCAACCAATCCACCTAATTTTCCTAAGTCCATGTTATCACCGTCTGTTTGAGTTAAATGTTACAAAAGAGTCAGAAGGTTTTTTCTTTGTAACAGATCCGCCTCGTTTTTTAACACCAAAGCCGGGCAGTTTTAAATCTGCAGCGCCTTGCAATGCGTCCTCAATAATAGGGTTTGACCTTGCAGAAGCCAATTCCGCCAAATAACCTACGTCTGTGCTAGGTAATTGAGATGTTGGCGTATAAGCCCATTTGGACGAATCTGTTGCTGGCTTGTAACTAGCCAATTCTTCGGGTGTTGCTTGTGGTGCGGCAAATGCCTGTGGCGGCAATCCGTCTAATTGGGAAGCCTGTTGCGCAAGCTGCGCTGCATTTTGTGGGTTAGGCGTGGGAAGAATGCCATAAGCCGCTGGGATACTAGTATCGCTAAAACCCGCAACTCCCATATTTTGGGCGCCGCCAATGGCATTAGCCTGCTGATTGGTCATTCCCGATTGGGTAGGCTGATTAGCCTTAATGTCGGCAAGGCTGGTGTTGTAATAATTTAAATCATTATTTTGCGCCCCGCTTACAACGTCCCGAGCCAATTTGTAGGGGTCTGAAAGAAACTCTTTCCCGGACGTTAATTGATTAGCCCAATATTGATCTGTTGCTGGGTTGTACGGGCGGCCAAAATTTTGCATATAAATTTGGTTTAATGCCGCCGTAATCTGATCGTTTGTGTAGGCCATTTTATTTAACCGTAATCATGAGAATAACACCAATCACACCTATACTTATTACCAGAAAACCAACAATACTGCTAACCATAATTAAATCCTTACGGTTTTCCTCTTGCTCTTTTAGGGCAGCAGCAGCCTGACGGGCAGCTTCCTTGCGCTGTTCTATGATTTCACGTTGGATGGCATCCCAAGCAGCTTTGCCATATTGGCCTATGAACAGGTTCTTGACCTGAAGCTGCATATCCATCGCCTTGGCTTTGGCAGCATACCGCTTAACAGCCTGAGCCTCATATTCAGCTTGGCTCTGGAATAGCTTTTTGCGAGGTGGCGTGGATGTAACTGTAACAATTTGGGCAACCTTACTGAAAAGATTGCCCACTTTTTCTGCAGTTTCCATCATGTCCCGGCCAGAATCGACGGCGGACTTAATGCTATTGTAGATTGCAGTCGCGCCAGCGATTAAGGTAATGGGATCCATGTTAGTCCATATTATTGTGCGGCAGGCGCTTCTGGGGCAGGTTCAGCCGGGGTATTTTCTGAAGGAGGAGTAGCAGCCTCAACCTGTGGCTTGGCTTGAGCATGGAGAAGGCCAATAAGGTCAACAACTTCAGCATATACGCCAGCACTAAGGTGCTTAAGAACAGTGTTAACATGAGCAACAGTCAATTTTAGTTCAAGTTCAAGATTTTCCATATTGTCCTCTTATGTTGTTAAATTAAGCAAATTGCGTTGCAGACGCCAGAACAGTATATGCTGGTGCGCCTGAAGTTTTTATGATGGTATAGGTGTAAACGTCAATACTATTAGTGTCTCCCGCCGATGGAGCAATGCCACCCTGCCATTTTGGAGTTACGCTAGTTCCATCAATAGTAACAGCATTATTATAATAAGCTGTGTTTCCATTGGTGTTTAAAAATACAATCGTTACTACCTGACCTGTAGATGTGATTGAGTTAAACGTGTTGGACCCGTTGCCACGTATATTTATTGTAAAATTGCCCGACGCATTGGTCGTATAATACAAGACAGATTGGCCAAGAACATCATAATTGATTGTTCCGGTGGCTGCCGTAGCACTAATTGTAGCTGGTTCCGCCGCATTTTTTAAAATAAGGGCCAATGTGGATCCAGAACCGTTTAACGTAGTAGTTCCGTTAACAGTCAATGTTCCAGACAAAGTTAGGCTAGTAATTGACTGCAAAATGCCGTCATCCGCCTTATAAATGTTAGTTCCGTCACTGAATAAAAGGCTGCTATAACTCTGAGGTATGGTTACGGTATTACCTGCCGCAACGCCGCTGCCATTGTTAACGCCAATAGTCACCGTATATGCGCCAGATGTTCCGTTGGTAAATACCCACATCCCTGCAATGCTTTGAGGGACGAGAACAATTTGGTTAGCCGCTAAAGTTTGGCCACTGCCAACTGAAAATCTCATGCATTGTGATGTATTACCGCCAGTCACGGCAGGTGAAGTAATAATGGTAGTGCTTGCTACCGATGGTGTTGAGAAAGAAACACTGGTCGTTTGGCCAAAAACTTGGTCTAAAATAGATGAGTTATTATTAACCGGAACGTCCCACGTCCCGGCAAGACTGCCATTACTTGGCTCGCCAAGGGAAATATTAGTCGTGTAAGTCGTAGTCATCTGATGCGCCCTTTCTTCCTAATAGCTTTTGGATCGTATCAGTCTCGTAAATCTTAATTCCATACCAAACTATTGGTAGAAACGCGCCAATTTCCGGCAACCACCCCATAATACTACCCAATGCTGCGGATAGCGAAAGCCAATCCATAAAATGTTTCATGCCCGTATCAATGTGGTCGGTTAGGGTCATAGCTGAGAATCCAAAATAATTGCTGCAAAAGACGCCCGGTCAATGATTGACTGGATTATAGCATGAGAATTTTGGTCATGTAATAGGTTGATATTCATAATGTCACCCTAAGCAACCGCGAAAAAGATATAAGTGGCTGCATTGATGTTTACGGTGGCAGATGCGTTAGATGTTAAAGTAAATCCAGAAGCACTACCATAACAGCCATTGTTCCCAGTAACTTGAGCCGTTGTTAAGTTTGTCGTTAAATAGGGGCTAGAACCGCTCGTAAACCCGTTGGCACTATCAAAGATAAACCAATTACCTGTTGAATCAGTGCGTTTTACTAAAAGAAACCGCGCCGAATTGGTTGAAAACCCACAATCAATTGTTTGAGTTCCACCAGTTCCTGTGTATGTACCAACTTGGCTTACACCAACCAATGACGCAAAAAGATAAGCTGTATAATACTGCCCCGACGTATTTAATAAGTTGGAAACAGTAAACACACTTGATGTTGGTGCAGTATTAGCCCAATAATTATTTGTGCTAGAAGGCGCTGTGTTATTAGTTAAATTAAGAGATTGGGTGGCCCCAACTGTTTTATTGTAAACCGCCCAAGTACTACTACCTGACGTTTTAACTATCATAAGTTCGGGGACAGCATTCAAGTTATGCGATTTAGTTTCAGTCCCCAACCCTGTTCCAGAATAGGTAACTAAATCAAAGAATCCCGGGGCGCGTTTAAAGTTCCAATAACTTGTATTGCTTAAATTCCCAGATGCGGCATCTTGGAAATTTGTTTGCCCATTTGTTGTTATGCCATTTGCGGAATATGAAAGTCCGGCCCCTGCTGTAAATATTTCATTTAAGGCACCACCAGTCCCTGCCGTGTTGCTGGCATACCCATATTGAGCAGAAGTTATTAAAGAATTATAAGATGTTCCCCTTAGCCTGTTGTACCAATACACGCCAGTGTTATCAACTTTGTTGTTTTCAGCCAAAATTGTTAAGTCAACTGGGAAGCTAGGGCTTATTACAGTTGATGGAGGAACTGATACGTTAGGATAAAATACATTTGTTCCTATTGTTGGCTTGTTCATTGGGCCGCGTCTAATAGCTATATAAATATAAGTTGCCCCCGATGTATTAACACTGGCAGAGGCCCCCACAGTGTTAAACCCCGTGGCATTTGGCGCCAACAATCCCGTATTAGATATAGTTTCCGCAACAGCGGCGGTCGCATCTAAGAAAGCGCTCCCGTAAGCTACGTTAGGAGAAGTGGGAGAAACAAACCCCCGCATATTATCTTGTATTATAAAATCCCCAGTCGATGAGACGCATTTAACAAGCATCCATTGAGGTTCATAACCAAGCGTTACGTTATTCCCAGAAGCACCCGTGCCAACATAAGACCCACAAGATATAACATTTTGCACGCCGTTTGAGCCAAAACCCCCAGCATTAGATGCAAACAAATAAGCTACATAAGTCTGCCCGCTTGCATTTACTGTTGAGTTGGTCCCAACCGTAAACGCAGCCGATGTTGGCGCCGTATTATTCCAATAAGTTGTATTTGCCGTTTGAGCCGTATTGGCGTTTAAAGTAACATAATATT